TTCCCATCGTTTTAAACCATTTTAAATGGACCTAGAAGACCATATCATCTAGGTTTTAAACATACTCCAAAAGGAGTCCCTTCTATATTTAATACCCGAAGGGTGGGTCGATATGCTCTTAGATTAAAGACGTAGAGCTCGGTCTATGCCAACTCAAGCTGGAGTTGGAGAGTGTGCATATAAATACACTGTTGGGGTATGCAGAAAGTGTACAACATTAAAGTCTGCACCTATACCTGCATAGGTCATTGCACCAAACGCCTGATCTGCACCAGGCGCTAATGGAAAAATTAGAGCAGTCAACTCCATGCTATCATAAGACAAATTATCAGGGCCATTTGCGCGTGACAAATTCATCAAGTTGGTGCCATTAAAAAAAGCTTTAGTATAGCTCGGAGCACACCAGGCTAAGTAGGGTTGCACACGCGTATCCGTAACTGCCGCTCCTGCATCCATACTAGAATACGCAGTAGTTAATTGTTGCGATATATAATTGGGGTCTGACAATGACACAAAATTATTAATTGACATATTCGGTGATGCAGGTTGGCCAGCCGGGGTTCTCACTGCGTGCAACATTTGTATTTTAACATCAGGAGATTCCTGAATTGATGCGTAATAATTAATTGAGCCCCTAGTACCTAAAAAGCAACTTGAGACCCACGTGATAGGATGTAATGTTGCCCAATTATAATTTTTAACACCAGATCCAGTTATCATTGAAACAGCTAATCCAGATCCATTTGGGTCATATCCACCAGTAGGGGGTAATCTGAGCATAAATTTATTAAACCATGTTAATTTAGCCGTATTACCAATAGTATACACTTCTGCAACTATTAAACAAGTTCTGCGTAAAATTTGACGCAGACTAACAATACCTTCTCCCATATTCAATAAAAATCGTTCTGGGCGTGCGTTGGATGGTTCATCAAACACCATTTGTTTCTTCTCAATTGTAATTTCTGCCTGTGGTACCCATAAAGAATAATTATTAGATGGTGGTCCAAAGTTTGATCGTGGTCCATTTAATTCAAAATTATCTGCAGCACGCACAAACACTAAAATAGAAACTTGAGCTCCTGAAGCTGAGGCTGGGGAGGTAAGAACATTCATAACACGCATAGTCAAGTTTCCATTACATGTGACTGAATCATCAACAAAAGTCGGTGTACCCAAAGAATCCTGGAAGTATGATGAACATGCTCCAGGATAACTAACATCTAGCCATGGAGTTTGTTGAGTGTATGGTATACGCATCTCAAAATCCTTGTCCGTGGCAATATCAATAACATGGGTAAAACAAGCATTTATTGGATCACTAGAAACAATATTGTTAGTAGCATCTCCTGCTGGGTCCCACGTCACTCTCAAACGACCTTTATGAAAAGGCGATGCAATAACTTTGAATCGAACTATGATGTCACCACGCCACCATTGAAACATTTGCGAAAAATAACACAATGGTGTCATATGCATTTGAGTATAATTTGTTTTAACATCAAATCTAAAAAATGCAGATGGAGTAACTCCTGTACTAAAAATAGCAGCATCTTCAGCTTGTCCTGTTATCCATGTTATATTACCTATTAGTGCTTCACGCGACACCAAAGAATTGATATTTAATTCATCAACTGACGTTCCACCAATAGCCGAATTATCAATCGTCAATTCATTCTTAGGATCAATAGTTAGCTTTTCAATAGGAAAACTTCGTTCAGCATTTGCAAAACCAGAACTCACTACTGATCTCAATGGTTGAACATCAGATATAACTGGTTCATTAGTATATCCTAAACTAGCCGCACCTGTAGCGATCGCCTTAGCCCCCATCTGAGTAGCTGTAGCAAAAGGACCAATAATAGGTGCCTTAGTAAACCAACCTGCAAGTGCTGATAATGCTGAGGCTGGTCCTGATACAGCTCCATCCATTTGATACTCATCCTTTTTAACTTTCTTCGATTGAAATGTTAATGTAGCTGATGCTCCAATCAATTCTATTTCAGACGCCCAACAATAAGTATTAACAGTAACAGTCTCCGTATTGGCACCTGAATTTGAATTTAATAATGCAACAATTTCTTGATACCTTAACACACCCATACCTATAAATTCTTTTGGTCCAGGTGTCGATATAGGACCTGCCGCCAAAGCTGGATTACTTAATGGTAGCGCTTGTTTATAACTAATAAAAGGCAATTTCATAGTGCCTCCTTTCTGTTCATGAGGTAATACCCACAAATGTGGAGTTTGAGTACCATAAATACCTAACCACGTTGTACTACCTAGTGTTGATGACGTACCATTTCCAAACCATGTGTTGGGACTAACAAATGTATCCTGTAAAGGACAATAACTAATCAAGTAGGCACCATACAAAAACTGTGTAGAACTAACTTGCACAATGATATTTAAATTGCATCGTATAAAAGCATAGTTATTAACTTTACTCTGTACCAACGGATTACTAAAAAATACCTGCCACGGATTCACTTCATGATTTGCTAAACCAGTATCTCCGATTGCCCATTGAAATGTATCAATTAAAATAGGTCTTTCTAACCATTTACTTATTGATGCATTATTACCGGAAGTATCAACATTCATATTTGATGATGGTATTGTGCTAAATCCATCATTACTGCTATCATGAAAAGTCATAACAGCTTCTTGTTCAACAACATTTTCATCTACATCAACTTTTGATTGAAATTGCATTTCTAAATGCATATCAGCATCAATGCCTTTGAAAATGTTCTTTTTCCTCCTGAGATTCTTAAAATATTTCATATCCCGCACAATAGGAGTATTTTTTGGCTCTACGCTAGCCTTGCGTTTTATTGTTTTCTTTACTTGCTTTGTAATCCGTTCTTTAAACTCAATGTTGTACTTGGATTGAAGTTCAACTGAGGTTGCTACTTTTTCGATCCTGCATCGGAGATCATCACTCAATAGTGATTGCGCTGAGCACGCATAAGACGCACCCGTAAGTTCCACTCTCAAGGTTGGAAGTGTAGCATATTCTTCTCTTGCAGTAACTAAATTACGGGACATTTGTTTGGTTTGGACCGGGTTAGGGACCGCGACACCAATGCGAGCACCGCTATGGAGTAAAGTAAAAACTCGTATGGGAGTTTTCATCCAATTATAATCAACCTTTAACTCCATAGATTGACTTAGGTATTTGCGCCTTAAGGCTTCAAACGATACAAAAGTATCCTTGGTAATCCACGAATTAAGATTCAAATCTGAAACCATCTTTTTCATGAAAATAGTTTGCTTAGCATGTTCTTCCTTCCCATAAAAGAAAAATTCACGCAAAGCATTTCCAACTGATTCAATAAATAGTGCTTCTTCACTAATAACTTTATTAGTGTGATGGACCCACAAAGGCTTCATAATGGCATCCCTATCCAAACAAGCCACATGTGCTGTTACATCTGGATCATACCTAAATTTTCGCTTACAAAAGTCCAATTCGCTCACGTGTATATAGGGTCTAGAAGCACTAGTTTTGTCTGCCATGGTATATTCAATTCCAACACTTGCTAACACTTGTGATATAGAAGTATGATTAAACCACCTAGCTCTTTTTGATACACCCATCATATTATCATCGCCCATTGTCATTAAATGCACATTTTCTTTGAAAGAACTAATTTCATTATCAGGATTTGTGTAATAGTAACAACAACGCATATATAAACAATTAATGATACTATTAATAATGAGTGTTAAAGGCCAACCCGAACTGACTCCACCATAATATTTCAACAATGTACCATTCATATCAACTATATTAAAAGCAGAATCTACTGCGATACCATACATGACTTGAATATCTTCGGGCGTAGCACCACCAATACGAGCCATTTCAATTAAAAACTCCATAGCTGTAATAACTGCTGATGGGGAAGCACCAGTATCATATCTGGCAAAATCACCTGCTATACATTGATCAGCACCAAAATAAGTGATATAACGATACATAATCTCCCATTCATCTGACATAAGATTCATCGCAACAGCTGTCTCAAAAGTAAAATTATTGTTTTGTATTAACCTTACAGCCCATAAGTAATACATACGAACAACTAAAGACCAAGTAACAGGTGCTCCAGCAAACACTCTAATTTTACCTATGAGATTTTTTGCTTTTTTAAGTGCTTCATCTTTTAAATTAGCATCAAACACTGGATTTGCCAACAACGCTTTCTTATAATCACACACAATTTTAAACACTTCCTTTAAGATATCATCATCAAACATCATTGCATCTGGTTGTTCTGGCGTGGGAGAAGGACGCATATATTTTTTCTTAGTTGTTTTCCAAGGAAAACCCATACTAGTAGATTTATCAATGGAATTTACATGCGCTACTCCTGGCGCACCATTAACAGCAGTAAAAATATCGTACACTTGAAAACAATCTTTAAGATCTATGACTTTTTTAACGTCTTCCAAAAAAGCCTCTTTAGCCATCTTCAACACATCCTCGGGAAATCCTATTTTAGGTGCCAATCGAGCTTTTGTATATAGATACCACGGTTCCCAACTTCCCATTAGTGATGGTGGCTCAAATTCTGAAGTAAAACCACAAGATTGTAAATATTCTTTACCTAAGGTAAAAGCCATATCCGTCTTCCTTTTACCACGAGGCATATCCAATCCACTAATAACTTTTCCATGTCCTTCACCAATAAAATGAATGGCTGATTTGTAATGTACTTGTGCGAGCTTAACTTGTTTACCTGCTGGGCATAAATTCAAATCATTAACATCAACAATTGGTGTTCCAAAATGCGCTACAGCTGCATCTACATCACTACGTAAAAGTATTGTCGCTCCCGAATTTCCATCATGACCAAAAGTATGAATTCCCATAATCATGGGTCCATAACCTGACATAAAATAAAGTATCGAACCACAGTCACCATCTATAGTGCGCACATCTGGTTTTCCAACATAACATGGATTTGATTGCGAATTAAAATCAGGGATCATGACATGAATTGAATTAACTTTAGATCTATAGACATCAACGTCAGATCGTAGTCCAATATATCGTGCGTTAAATGATTCGTGCAAAACTTT